TCGAGTTCACCATCTTCGTTAGCGAGTGTGATCTTGCCAAATGAAGTCTGCGCGGCACCCGTGAGCGAGACGTTATTGAAGATTTCTTGCGTGAACCCAGGTGGGGTGACAATCCGACGGTCCCAATAGGTTACAGGCAACGGGTCGGCCAAGACTGTGCGAAAGCCAATGTCGCTAAAGTAATACGAGACAGTGCTTGAGAGGGTAACGTCGTACCCCTCCATGCGGATAAGCCATGCCATCAGGCTCGCGCCCCCACCCGCTCACGAGGCGCTTGCGTGACCATGCGGCGATTGCTGTCAGCCGTATCTTCGGTGGCTTCAGCGGTGCGCAAAGTGGTTTTCACGAGTTCCTTCTTCATGCTTGCGACTTCTTGACGGAGAGCAATGTTGTCTTCACGAAGTCCACGAATTTCAGCGACAACAGCCTGCATGTTGCCGCCGCCCATCGCCACGCCAAGATCACCGTTTGACATGCGGCGAAGGGGGACAATGGCTTCGCGACCTGCTTCCCCAAACATCGCCATAGAGGCGATGTGTGGCTCAGAAACTACGTCGGGGATACCACCCTTGGCAAACTTGGTGATGCTCAGTTCACCAAGCGTGGATTGAATATAGTCGCGAACAGCCTTCCATTGGAAGCTACTGGCGAAGTTGTCGCGCGCAGCGTTAAGAAGCGTTTCCGCACGGCCCGTAAGGCCCTCAAGCGCGCCCTTATCCCCGCCGCGTGCGGCGGCAAGGTCGCGGTCATAGAATTGGCGGGCAGAGGCGAGGCGGTCAGGCGCCGAATAGCCACCAAGGTCGGAAGTGCGGAGCCCCTCAAGGAAGTCCTTGATGTTGTTTTGGAGGTCGCTAAACACGCGCTTGGTTTCGCGGTCTATAAGGTTGCCATAGTTCTCAACAAACGGGGCAATTTGTTCGGCGGTATAACCCATTTGCTCAAGCTCTTGGGTCAGCGCCTTAATCTGTTGCGCGCGGTTAATAGATGCCTCAAGTTCGTCAGCCATAGCGTCCTTGCCTTCAAGGCGCCAGCCACGAATTTTGATCTCATCACTAATAGTCTGAAGACGAAGCTGCCGCTCGCTATACATGAGGTCGATTTGCTTCTTGCGTTCGGCAGCGATTTCCGCTTCACCAAAACCAAGACGCTGTGCTTGCCTCGTGTATTCATCAAAGTTAGCATTGAGTTGCTTCATCGCGTCGTTAAATTCGCTCGATGGCTTGCCGAGATTATCGAGAACATCGGAGAGCGCAACCGCTTCTTGCGCGACCGCGATGAGGTTTTCAAAACTCTCCGGTCGGACAGTGTTGAGCGCAGTTTGCACACGAGCGTTACCGCTAGTAATGCCGCTCAATCCGCCCCAATGCGCGAGTGCTTCTTCAACCGTTTTCGGGTTGCCAGACTCACCCCCGCCAACGGCGGCGAACAGGCCCGTCGCGAAGCGGAGCCCTGCCTGTTCCATAATTGTATTGACGCGAGCAACTTCAGGAGTGACTTGGTTGACAAGACCCTGCGTATCGAATTTCTTACCTACGCCGCGATCAACAAAAAGTTTACCACTATCGTCGGTGCCGAGGATTGCGTCGCCGCCAGAGAAACCCTTCTTGGGGCCGATAAGACCACCAAGAAGACCGCCGCCCGCACCACCGATCAAACCGGCTGCCAACAGGCCGACAGGGCCACCAAACGCTGCGGCCAGCCCCACGCCAGCCAAAGCGCCTGCCCCTGAGCCAATCATGCTGTTAGTCTTACGGGCGGGGCTATTGCCCGCAACCATCCCACCCAGGAGGCTGCCAAGCGCGAACCCGCCGCCGACGCCGCCAAGGGCGCCCATGAGCGTAGTGCCCCCAAACAGGCTACCAGCGGATGCCGCGCCGGGCATGGATACCCCGCCAGCCGTCGCGATAGAGGCCGGTGCGCCGCTGCTGAAAATGCTGGGGAACGCGGACGCACCCCAAGAGTTAATGCTTGCACCAATGCCGCTAAAACCACCCCCCGGCAGAAGGTTAGAAAGGCCGCTCAGTTGCCCGATAGAGCCAAGGAAGCCCATCCCACCACCACCCTCGCCGCCACCGCCCCCGGCGGCGTCTACGAGCCCCCCAAGCGTCGCACGGGTGCCTCCGAAGATGCCGTTGAGGATTGGGTTGACGACGGCCATTCGGAGAGCCGTTTGCGCCACCGACGACATGACAGCGCGGGCAATGTCGCCAAACCGGATGCTGCTAATCTCACCCTTAGCGAAGGCTTCAGTGATTGCGTCACCAATCGTCTCAAATGCACGTTCGCCAGAGCGGGCAAGTTCATCCCACGAATTGCGAACTTGTTCGGTGCGGCTACGGGCAACGCCAAGAGCACGGATGGACTCTTCAAGTTGCGGCGTGAACTGATCGCCGTATTGCTGACGTGCGCGAAGCAGAGCAATTTCGATTTCACGTTGCTCGACAGTCGCCGTGACAAGAGTGCGCTCAAGTTCAAGAACGGCGATTTCGTCGTTGTTTTGCGCGGCTTGCTGATTAGCAGCGCGCGTGCGGTCGGCCGCTGCGTTGCGGCGGAACGCGACTGTAAGTTCATTGACCTTTTCCGTGTAGCGATCCGTGCCTGCTTCGGCATACTTCAAGGCTTCGGTCTGCGCGCGAGTAACGATTTCCGCATCCCGCCCCGCAGCCGTGCTCTCTGCATACCCCCGCGCGACTTGAAGATGGGTGTCAGATTCTTCGTTGAGGGTGTTGATAAATTGAGACAATTCACGATCAAGGCGAAGCGTCACCAGACGATGCACTTCTGCTTCTTGGTTAGTTACCGAAATTGCCCTGCCGGAACGGGTGGCCGCGTCTTCAAGACCCAAAAGGGCGTTCGCGTATTCACGAGCGGCACCTGTGGGAAACCCTGCCGAAACAGTTTGGCGGCGAAGGTCTTGCATAAATTCGGTGACGGCGTTTTGAGGGCCGTTGCCACCGCGACCGCGAGCGTTAGGGGCAGCGTCATTAAGAGCGCCTACAGATTCAGTCAGGACACCAAAGCGGCGATTACCACGAAGGCGGGCGAGCACGTCGGTGTCGCGCCCACTAAGATCAACACCCTCGAAAAGCCCGGCGAGGTCAGGACGCGAAGCAGCGGAACGGATAGCCGCGAGACGAGTGCGAGGCGATCCCGCCCCACGAATAGCTTCTGCCAGCGCGGTATCCGCAGCGCCAAGACCCCCGCCCGCGCCTTGACGAACAAGACCCGCGCCGCCGACGCCATCGGGGTTTTGAAGATTTTCCATCTGGAAACGGAAGTTGACCCCGTTTGCTGCAACGCGCTGCAAATCTTCAATCATCGAAGTAAGACGAGCGATTTCGGCTTGGGCGTTGACGAGTCTAAGGTCGAGTGCTTGGAATGCGGGGTCCGCGAGCAAAGCGTTAAAGCCCCGAACGATTTCATCAACCGCGTGAGGCATCTGGCCATCATCAAAAATAGCCATAATGCGTTGAAGTCCGCGCTCAAGAGGTATCGTGCGGGTTTCAACTTCCTCGATAATGCCTACAACCTGACGAAGTTGCCCTGCTTGAATTTCAATCGGCAACATACCTTCAGGAGCGCCCGTGCGGTCATGCTGGCGAGCCAGACGCGCAGCGGTTGTCGTGCCAGATGCAAGACCGCGTAGACGGCCCGAGTTGCCTGTGCGGTCGATAATGTTAATGTATTCCGACTGTGCGCTTTCCAGGGCGCGCTGTTGCTCAGTAACGGACGCTCTAGCTCGCGTAACTTCTGCAATTGCAACACGGCGCATGGCTTCTTCAGCCGTGAGGCCAAGTCGGACATAGCTGGCAGCCATGCGGTCGATTTCGGTAGCAGCGGCAGACGTGTCGGGAACACCACGACGAATCATTTCGTTGACGTTTTCAAGGCGCCCATTTGTGCGATCAAGTTCCGTCTGAATAGAATTGAGGGTAGAACCGAGCCCACGCATGGCGTCGGAAGAATTACGGTTGAAGTAGACAATCGCCGCGCCAAGCGTGCCGAACGCTGCGGCAAGAGTGAGCATCAACGGAGACGCTACCGTAAACAATCCGATCATCAAACGGACAGCGGCCAAAGAGCCTAGCGCCGCTACCGCACCGACGAACAAATCGATATTTCGTGCTGCAACCTCAAAAGCCGCTCCAAGACCGGCGATGGCTCCGCTCTCGCGCGAAACCCTAAACAGTTCCGAAAGAGAACCCGCCGCAATGATAACGGCATTGGAGAAGCCTTCTTCGCCAAGCAAGGCCGTAGTTTGTGTAAACTCCGTTCCAAGCCTACCGAACGCGGCGGCTACGCTACTAGCCGTGCGGGCGAGAGTTTCAGCACCGCCTGACATGAGATTAATCTGACGGACAAACTCTTCCGCATAGCGCGCAACGTCGAGCGTGCCTTCCTCAAATCGCTTGTTAATATCCGTTTGGGCGCCGTCCACTTTCTCTACAGCGCGGGTCAGCGCAGCCATCGCGATAGGGAGGCGGTCGCCCATTTGCAACCGGACTTCTTCCGCCATGAACTTGCCCTTAGACATGGACTGTTCAAGCGCGCGGATAACACCCATAGTGTCGGCGGAAGTCAGGCCAAAGTTACGCGATGCTTCCGCAAGTTGAGTAAACGTCGTGCGGGTCTGTTCACCCGTAAAACCTGCGCCCTGCATAGCAAGAGACAGACGAGCAAACGAATTACCGACTTCACCGACGCTAAAGCCGATTCGGTTTGCTTCGGCAAACAGGAACGAAAGGTTCTGTTGGAATTGACCCGTCGTACCAGACACCGTGCGAAGGGTATTCGTAAACCGCTCAAATTCCATAATGCTTTGCGTGATTTCGCGCAAAGCAAAAGCGCCGGCGAGGGCTTGGAGCGCGGCGCTAGTAGAGAAGATGACGCGGCCAAAACCACCTAGGCTAGAATTGGCAGCGCCGAACGCCGCAGCGGTTGTACGGGCGTTGTCGTTAAGAGTTTTAAGCAAACCGCCCTGGCGAGCAATTTCTCCACTCGCCATTTGCATCGCGCGAGCAAAATTACCTTGAGCGCGGGTACCTTCTACCGATCCGGTGCCGAATTGACGGATCACGTCTTGGTATTGAGAAAGAGCAGTTCGTGCTTGTGCTACGACCCGAGACGCTTCAAGGTTAGGAAGCTGACGGTTCGCTCGCCCCTGAATACCCGTAAAACGAGTCTCGGCGCCTTGAAGAGCGCGCTCTAGGGTATTGGCGGAAGCGCCTCCCGCACGTTGAAGTCGGGCTTCTCCGCGTTTTGCCGTTTCTTCCAGTTTAGTGTAGTAAGCACGCAATGCCTGTTGCTGGCCCGTTCCGGCGCGGATAATCTGGTCACGGCTCTGCGCAATCTGACGCTCTCGCTTTGAAAGCGATGCTCCATCAATGCCGAGAGAGCGATCAATGAAACTTCCTAGCGTTCCCGACGTAGACCTTACGCTGCCCGTCGCAGCCGGAAGTGCTTGCTCGATCTGGCGGCGAAGTTTGGCAAGCTCTGCCGTGCGGCGGTTGGTAGATGCGGCATCCAACCCCAGCGAGCGATCAATGAAACTACCTAGCGTTCCAGTAGTGTTGTTTGCGCGTCCACGTGCGCTGCGGAACAGCGCGTCCATTTCTTTTTCTTGGCGCTTGAACTCACGGGTCCGCATGGCGGAAATGCGCCTAATCGCACCCAACTCTCCGCTTTCTTGCTCACGGAAAGCCTTTACCCGAAAACCAGCGATCTTATTGATCGTCTGAATTTCGATCTTTTCTTGATCTTTAATCAGGCGGGCGTTTTGCTTGGCGATTCTTTCCGCATTACGCAACTCGCGCTCTTGCGCGCTTATCCGCTTCTTACCGCCATCTTCCGCAGCCTTAGTCTGACGCTTCTCGACCGAATCCGCCTTGGCCACAAGACCGTCAAGGGCCTGCATCGCGCCCTTTACGGACGCGATGTTGACCTTGATTTCAAGATTGGCGATTGAGTCGGACACGCCTATCTCCTAGCCGGGGCCTTACGGGGCGGCGCCGATGCCTGTTGCGGGAGATTTGCCGGCTTGCTGGTGGCCTTAGCCGCCTTTGCAAGATTTGACTGTGCTGTAAGATATGCACCGTCAATAATCGTTATACCGTCAACCTCATACGAAAGCAATACTCGGCGGGTGAGCCGAATATAGGCATCAATTTCGCTGTATGAAATTGGGTTAGAACCAAACCCGCTAGACCCGCGCTGTGCGTGAAGATCGCCAAACACTTTCCAAGTGTCTGTGTATTCTTCAGGGAAGTCAGGAAGAGTTAACTTCCCCTCAATCTCTACACGCTTGGCTTCCCACGTCGGGCCTTTGCGATTAGCGATTTGGTCCAGGGCACGATTGAGACTATCAGCCTCACTCGTGCCGTCTTCTTTCTTAAGATGCAGAGCGAAATATCGCTCTGCATATTGCTTTAGAAGGTCTTGACCTTCCTCAAGAAAACGTAGCCGGGTCGTCAAGCGCCTCGCTAACCTGATCGCGAATCCAGGCGAAACGCAGGTCGGTGTAAAGCGTGCGAGCGTTCTCGGGCGTAAACGGAACGTCCAGCTTCGACCCGTCATTAGGGTTGACGAGATACCAACCCTTAGTCGCGGCTACGAACGTCTCAGCACGCTCTGCCTCAAGCTCATCCGCCGTCATGGTCGCGCGGCCACGAGCCTTCAGGCGCTTGTTGATCGCGGCCTTCTGCACCTTCTGCACTTCGGGGCTGGTCAGGGGCAGGAGGTCGATATGCGCCTCCTTGCCTTCCGCATCGCGGATCGGCTGGCGGGTCTTCGGGTGGAGAATAGGCACAAGCACAGAAGCGGTGTTGTCAACCGCGAGGGCGTCAAAAGCAGACATTCAAGATTTCTCCGAGAGGTTGTGTTCAAGTCCGCAATAGCGCGGGTGTAGGATACCTATTCGATTGCGTTGGGAAATGCAATACAAAAAATGCGACGCGGGCATAGAAATATGCCCGCGTCGCTACTAGCGATTAGGTGTTGCTGCGCTGGATCACGATGGACGAAGTGCCCTGCGCGACATTGGCCGCGAGCGGCTTCAGCGCAATGAACGGCATCGTCACTGTAATCCCGGTGTCGGGGCTGTCGTCAATAGCACCGCCCGTGTACTTGATGCGCGGCAGCGTAACCTGAATAAACGCCGTGCTCGACGTGAGGCTCGACACGTCCTGAAGGCGAAGGATCAGAGACGACTCGGTTTCGTTGACGAACTTGTTATGGGCGGTCGCGTCAACGAACAGCACGGTAATCGTGCCAGTAACGTCAACGTAGCGGCCCCACAGCATGTCAACATAAGTCTCACGGCCCACCGTCTGCGGCCCAGCCATGTTGTTATTGATGGTGATTTCAGCCGAAGTCACCACGCCAAGGACCGAACCACCTTCATACAGTTCACCATTCACGGCGGCGAACGGCGTGGTCTGCACCTGAGCCGTGTAGGTCGAAGCAACCGTGCTGCCCGCGAAGCCCGTGCCGTCCTGGCCCATAACCGAGAAGGTAATGCCGACCATGCCGGAAGCAGGCACGTTAATCGTCATCTGGTTAAAGCGAATACCACGGAACTGCTGATACAGGGTCTTATCGGTCAGCCAACGCTCGATGGTAAAGGAGCGATAGGTATTGCCGACCGACACCTTGCGGCCGAAAGTAGCAATAACGCACGAACCCGTAACCGTGGTGCCGATGGTGCCGGGCTCAACCTCAATCGTGCTCACGCCAACCGACAGCGCCGTGAACAGACGGTCATGCAGGCCGGCAACAGCGGGCGTGCCAGTCACGGCAAACACGTCACCAACGCGGAAGCCGTTGGTGGGGAAGTTAGCCGAAGTCACAGTGAAGCGGCTGGTGCCGCTGTTGGCAACAACCGACGTGAAGTTGGACGAAGCGCCAGCGGCCCAAGTGCCGCCCATGATCGCTTCAATGAAAGAGTCCCACGACTGCGCGGAAAGTTCGCCCGTAATGTCGCCCGTCACCGAACGATAGCCGTGGCGCACGTCCTGACGCATACGGTCAGAGCGGCGCTCCTCAGACTGGTAGGTTTCCTTTTCGAGATTCAGGTTGAAAGCAACGTCGCGGATAGACTGGAAAGCCGTGCTAACCGGGGTCGTGCCGAACGTCGATTCCGCAAGGAAGCCAATATCGACCAGCGAACCAACAGCAATCGTGCCACTCATTGTGCGTCTCCATGCCAAAAAGCAGCGAGCGACCGCCGCAGATTACAAAACTACAACTAGTCTAGTAATCGAGACGCACTAAGAAAGTCAAGACGCGGCAGGGATATAGGCGAAGTAAGGCACGATTACACGGGATCGCCAGAAGGGGCCTTCGCGCTGTCCTGTAGCCTCACTAGGGGTCTGTTCAATGTGTGCGACCGTAGTGGAAGCGGTCAGACGCAATCCTCGGTAAAAATGAGCTTTAATGCTTTTAACCAAAGCATCTGCCGTAGCCGTACCTTGGTTCTGCGGAACGTAAATATCAATCTGATATTCACCAGATTCAAAGTCCAAGGCGCTTCTGTGGTTAGCGGCTGCTCTCGTGCGTGCGGGAAGGAAAGACACGCGAACGTGCGACCTATCAGCAGGGGGCGTAAAGGATACGTTCTCCCAAGCGATAGGGAGGGTAGCGTCGAGTTCTGATAGTTTCTTGTTTAGGATATTGCGAATCACGGTCATGCTCGGATACTCCTTGCCTCAAAGACTGCATCCTTAACATATTGCTTCCAACTCTTTGTATGGATGCGAACCATGCCTTGCGGGGCTTGCCAGCTAATTAACCCCCGTTCGCCAGGGATCGTCTTGATTGGTTCGCGGAAATCATACCCGCCAAACTCAAGCAGGCCAATGTAGGGTGTGCTGTTGGATAGATATATGGCGTCGTGATTGCGTGGCCTGTATGACTTATAGACAGCCCAAGCCTTGCGGGTAGTAGCCTGACCATCGCGGTCTAGTGCGCTCATGGCGCGTGGCACGTTAAGGCCCGCCACCCAACTACCGCGCGCCTGTCCCGCACTATTCGGATCATACCAAACAGGAAACTCTCCATTGGGGCCTACTTCAGAATCAACCGGGGTCTTAAAAACAATATCTTCAGTCAAGTAACCGACTGAGTTTTGAACGACAACATTCAGTCGCTTCTCAACCAAGTTGACAAACTTCTGCACATCGTCCTTGAATGTCATTTCTTTGCCAAGATACGATACATAACTACTGTGCCGCTTTTTGGAATTGGGAACACTTGCGTAATCTGCAACCCGGTGGAAGCTGTAGTCGGGGTTTTGATGGACATGCCGGGGAGAGGGGCGAAAACGATACCGCGAGCCGCGAGATAGATTTCAGTGTCTTCGGTCCCCACCATTTCACCACGGTCGAAAGCATCGCCGCGAGAAAACGCTTTGCCGAGAATGTCTTGCGTTTCTGTACTCGCCGTCACCGTGCCTGTCTCGGGGTCGAAAGTGGTGTTGGCGCTTCGCGTAACGCGAAACGCCTCCCCATAGCGGGTAAGCATATTGAAAACAGTATTGTCGCGGATATTGGTATAGAAGGCGCTCACGTCCGCACCACCTTACCCGCGCGCATGGGAGAGACAATGTTGCGAAGAATAAGTTCAACATCGCGGAAGACAGTCACAACAGGCGCGTAGTTGGCATACTTGACG